CCCAAACCAAAAGCCCCAACTTCCATTACATTTCCTGCTGCAGTCCCAATTACCCGTGAAGCCGGATTAGTTGTGGGGATATCCGTAATTTGTGAAAAGGCAGGTGCTAGATTAGGAATACCTGAGGCAAAAGGCAGCATGAATTGCCGTTTTCCCTGAGCCGAGTTATACGGGAATGGCCGATGATCCCAACTAAATTTAAAAACAAGATTTGCCATTATGCTGTTACCCCGTCAATCACTTGGAAAGTCAAAGTTTCAGTGTGCTGCGTAGTACCACTAACTACAGCTTTAATATCCATCTGACACAGCCCTAAAGGCCAAGTTGCAGTGCTTGCACTAGATTTAATATTCAGCCACCCTTTCTGTGCACTTTGACTTAATGCAGTACAAGTCAAGGTAGCCACAGCAGCTCCATCAGCCAGAGCTTTAACCTGTGAAGTGAAGGTATAACCTGTAAGATCAATTGCACGGCGAACATCATCCGGTGGATATTGCAGGGCTTCATCCATATCAACTAACTGTAGGTTTAAGTTAAATGTGTCACCACGCTTAAAAACAAAATTGCTCATAAGTGATTCCTATAGACATAAAAAACCACCGATGAGGTGGTAGTGAATAAGACATAAAATACCTCTCAAAAAGGAGGTCTCATAATTCAAATTAGTTAATATCTAGGTTTATATCTCTTGTTTCCTCCACTCGTAATACAGTAGTGCCCACCTCTAGGACCCACGCAATAATCCACCACAGCACATGAACAATCACTATCGTAGTAGGTTTTTTTCTGTTTTCTTTCAGAATGATGAGGATGAGATTTTAAGGCCTGATAATTATTTGACGTGGTTGATCGAGACTTTTGTTTAAAGCAACCATCCGTTTCACATAATAGCTTTGTTGATAGCCACTGAGGTGATGAGGAATTTAAGGAAATACGTGCCCAGTTTCCTTTCGTCTCATAAATATCAACTTTTTCTCCACGTCCTAACTTGCCTACTACGTGACCGTTTGGTTTATCTCTAATATTTAAAGAATTAGTGTTGATATATTTTGATTCGATAACTTCCTCTACTGCACTCTGCGCATTTTCTGAATCTGAAGTTTGTTTTGGAGAGTTATCATTGCCTGAACCAAAAATCCCTAAAGCTACTAATCCTGCGGCACCCCAGCCTAAAGTTGATTTTTTCATGTTTTACCATTTGTTATAAATTTCTATTACTGTAACAGAATGTAATCACAAATGATAATATGCTGAGGTCATTAAAAATAATCGCCTTGCAGTAGCTTTTTCTTGAATTCAAAGCTCATTATCTAAATCGACACTTACTCCAGTAACAACGTTATGTTTAGGTCCTCCGAGGCTGTCAACATTAGCCAAGCGTATATTCACATCAGAAACACATAGCTTGTTTTCAGATTGCCATTTGCTCAACTCAACAGACATAACATCTTCAAGATGTCTTTCCAGTTCTTGCCGTTTAATTTCGATTTCTTCTAAAGTCAGCATACATGACATATCAATTCACCTTAAACCCAATACTCACATTATACTGAATGAAATCAGCATCTTTACCCGCATAAATAGATTGTCCATTCAAACATTCTAAGTGTTCGATTGTGAAATATTCAAAATGTGCCAGCAAAGCATCACCAAGAACCGTTAAAGCTTTTTCTCCCACATGAAGTCGATCAAAGCATTGAATCATGATATTACCGGTACGGCGTGTACATGGCTTATCTGCAATGCCTGAAATAAAGCTCGGCCCACCTGCAATCGTTAAACGGCACCATAAACCTTCTTTAGGCACCGTAAAGCCTGGTGCATTTGGATACTGAATCCGTTCCTGAGCAATACCCGTAAAGCTTTGCATGCGATCAATAATAGCTTGCCTAGTCTGCTCTAAATTCATTGTCATTTTAGCCACCGTACTTTTGAGAAATAAAATTAAAAGTGAGGCCATAAATACCTTGTGGCGCTTGATCAGACCAACCGTTTTCTAAGCGTGATGCATAAGCTTTATTGTTCTGAATAAAGACCAAATTGCCTAACTTAATCTTCATTGCCTGAATCGCTGCATCCTGAATAGGATTCGTTTCAGGTTCCCGCACACTGTAATCAGCGGATCCAACCGAAACAATGTGTGAAGCACGGTATGCTCCCGTATCAACAGGACTTAAATTAACTAAGGATTGCATGGTATCCATGACAATATTCTTTACATGGTCTGCTGCTGCTTTAGACACATCAAGACTAAAACTAGTCGGCTTTTTCCCCTTCCATCCCATGATTTACCTCACTAGCTTCGAACATTTCAAATAGGTCTTGAGCGATTGCCTGAATCGAATATGCCTCAAACTCTACACTCGGCTCGCGCTCACCCATTCTTCGTTTAACTATTTGCCAGACATGAACAGCCTCATGAAGAAGCAATCCATAAACTTGAATTTGATCTTTATTCGCCGCATCACCAATTTGGACAATCGCATATGCACCATCAGAAAAAGTACTAACCTGTGCATCCGCTCCCATATCCAAAAATTGATCGGCTTTATCCATATCTTCAAATAACAAATCCATGTGAAGCTGATTTCTAGCAAGTGCATATTTGACATGTTGAAACGGTGAAATGTACCACTCAGGAACATAATCTGTACTTATCATCTAGACTCCTAAATTGCGCCCATTAAAAAACCCACCGAAGTGGGTTTTTAATCAATCTTTCCAATCTCTCACCATATACCAGTATTCATTATGAAATTTATCTTGTCTTAGTTCATATATGGCACAAAGATCCACCTGTCCCTTAAAAAAACTTACTGTAGCCTTATATATATTATTTTCACGATAAAAATTTATATGATAGGTGAAACCACTTTCAAAAAGTGAAGAATAAGTAGATTGAACTTTCTTATCTAATATTTCTTTAATATTAGAATTTAAATTAGTTATGACCATAAGAAAAATACCAGAAAATAGTTATGAGCTACATCTAACATGTTCTCCTTTTAGGTCAAGCTAAACCTTCCTCAACTGACATTTCCAGATTGTACTGGCTGGATCCTGTTGAATATGAATTACCCGGAATGAGCCTAAGGCTGTAATCCACTCATCATCAATTTTTGGAGTCATGGATACTTCATTTTGCAGCACAGTTGCTTTTTTATCAGTAGCCAGTACTCCAAGCGTCTGAATCTCATATTGACTGTAAGAGCCGAACAGAACACCACGCCCTTCATAATGCTCAATGACGTTTTCAGAGGTATTTGTCTTAGGGTCCCAGTTGGTACTAATAACGCGGTCACAAGTAAAAGAATGAACGGCGTCCGCTAAATCTTCATTAAATGCTTCAGCAATATCTGCCTGAATTTCGTCACGTAAGCCCATATCATGCCCTGTAAAGAGGTATGCCAAAGCCATTAAAACTTGCGTTTGGATCTTTCAAATCAAGTGAATCAATAAAATCAATTGCTATCTGTTCAAAGCTAGAAATTGCTTCAGATCCATCTTGGTATTCTTTTTCTGACTCAACAGAATCAGCTTTAACTTTCTTACGCTTCAATTGCTGGTCTTTGCCGTTATAAATTACTTTGGCCAGAATTCCTTTGATAATTTCACAAGCCGCGTCCTTAAGAAGTGGATCAATAGGATCTGGTACAAAACCTATTCTGTTTTTCATCCAGACATTTGCCAGTTTAACCAGACGAGCTTTATCACTGTCTGGTGCAAAATCGCTGCCCAAAATTGAATTTGCGTCATCTACAGTAATAAAGCTCATTGCATTATTCCTTCGGGATTAATTTAAGGAGTTCTGCTTTTGTTGCAGATGGCTTGTAGCCAATGTTTTTACTAGCCAAATACTCTTTTAATTGATCATTTGACCAATTTTCAAAATCATTAGCTGCCGTTTCTGTTGCTGAATTTTCTGCCGCTTTTCCAGCTTCCAATTCAGCAATACGCGCTTGCATAGCAGCAACATCATTTTTAAAAGCATCAAACTCTGCTTGAATGCTTACTACCTTTTCTTCAGCCGCTTTAGTAGCATTGTCAGCTTGGAGTACAGCATCTTTTAAACGTGAGTTTTCAGAAATTAACTCCGAACTATCACCACTAGCTTGTTCCAAGATTTCGATTTTCTGTTTAAGTTGCCCGTTTTCCTCAACAACCTTTTCACACTCAGCTTTAGTTTTATCAATAACTTCTTGCAGCTCTGGAGTAATTCCAACCGCTACATTTACAGTGGCCAAAGTCGTTTTTGCAGGCTCTTCCAATTTGCGAACTTCAACTGGAATATCCAAAGCTTCGTAATCATTTTGGATTTTCGGGTAATCACCGTAAATAATTACTTCTTCAGCACTTCGATTTGGATTTTCGTAATAATCAGGATTGGCAATAGTTCCAACCTCTAACGCAGCTGCAGCAGCAATACGTGTATAAATTAGCTTCATGATGCATTTCTCTTTAATGTAAAAAGAGGGCTTAATAGCCCTCTTATAGTGAGATGTTTATGAGTTAACCAGTTGTTGTGCCAGACAAGTCAAGCAATGTGCCTGCTGTCATTTTGTTGCTAGTAGCATGTTTTTTCCAGTTGGCACTTGAACCAAGTAAAGTAAGGTCAGGGTTTTCGCCTTTTGATGTATCCCAGCTATAACCAAGAATATCTAAGTTGAACGCGCCTTCAGCACGCATGCCTATACCTAAGTTTTCTTCATCATTGATGTCATACGCCCGGAAGCCTGGTACTTGTGATTCTGTAACAGTAACAGCTCCCATTTGTAAACCAAATGCATCATCATCACCTACGGCATCAGTCACCAAGACTGGCTTACCTAAGGTACCCGGTAAACCACCATAGATAACGATTTCAGATTCGCCATAAATTTGCTTAGTGATTGCATCATCTACAATATCGAAATAAGTCTCTGAGTTCATTACCCATAAACTAATACGTCCAAACTTATCGCCAAACTTACGCATACCACGTGTTAATGCTTTACGACCATCTACAGCAATACTGCCTTTAGCAATCATATCCGGGTTGCTAGAAATAGCTGCTTTTAATGAAGCTAAACTGTACTGTAAACGCCCTGCAACCAATGCATCGGCTAAATCATAACCAAGAATCATTGCGAACTCTTCAGGTGTACGTGCACGGCGCTTGAAGGCCTCTTCAGTAGAAGCATAAGGACCATATTTATATGGGACTTTTACGCCTACAGATTCACCAGAACCAATTTTCTCAGGCACTACTTTGGCGGTTGAATTCACATCACGATGTTTGATGCTACCGCCCACTTTGTAGAATGCTTCTTTATTGAAATCACCTTCAATAATTTCATTACGATAAACAATTGCACCATTAGAGGCTTGGTTAAATACATTCAAATTGTCTTGCAAACGCTCTAAATAAGCAGTTTGTGCCAATTGGTTGTAGATGATCATGTCTGAGTTAACTGTTGTAGTCATAACGACTTATCTCCAAATATTTAATAATTAGTTCGGCAGTTTTAGGAAGGCATCATTGCCATGTTCTTTGATGTAATCTGCTTTCTGAGAAACAGACATTTCACTGCGTTTCATTCCTGTAGGCGCTCCACCTTTACCCCCACCTTGAAAACCGCCACCAGTTCCTTTACCACCTTTAAGAATTAAGTCTTTATGCTGGTATCCACCAACCAATGACTCTAAAGCTTCATCAACATTTGCAAGTTCACCCGGGCGGACACGTGAATAAATCTTTTCGCCGTTCGGATCGTATGCAACCACCTTACCTTCTTCGATTTTGAAGTGATGGCCAAAGGTTGCCTGAACCATGTCCACAGGTACTGCAATGTTGTCTTGAATGTACTTAGAACGAGCAAAACCACCGCCGATTAGTTCTTTGTGTAAAGAGGCTTCTAGCGCGTCACGTTGCTCAACAATCGGAGCATATTTTTCTTCAACTGCTTTGATAGCTTCAGCTTTAACTTTCTCAACTTCACCAGCATCCACCAGCTTTTTATCGTCGAGATTTTGGATTGTTTGTAATGCCTTTTTAGCTGCCGCAGGGTCTTCAATTCCGTCAAAAGCTTTTAATGCTTTTTCGGCTGCTTCTTTGGCTTCACGATGTGTTTTAGCTTCATTGTTTAAGCGTGCAATTGTTGCTACCGAATGTGGTGCATCATGTGGCATTTCTTTACCATCATCATGAATATAGATCGGCTTATCACCGTCTACTTCCGCATAAACTTTACCGTCGATTGTTACTGTTTTAAGTTTCATTGGTCATCCAACCTATATA